TGGCGATCGGGAGATACTCGTCGAAAGCGGCAAGCACTGGCTTGGCAATGTTGATCGTGCCGGGCTTGGCCCCGGTGATCTTGGAGAGCGTCGCCGCGCGTTGCTCGGCATAGCCGCCGCGGCCCTTGCCGTCGGGGTTCCTGCTGCTGGCAACGAGGCGGATTGCATCGTCCTTGGTGAACTGCTGCCCGCGCAGGAACGCCTCGACCTGGCCTTGCACGGTCGCAGGCGATCCATTCGACTGCTTGGCGCGGATATAGACTTGAAATGCGCCGCGCGTCTTGGGTGCCAGCTGGTCGTAAAGCTGATTGCCGACGTTGTTTCCCTTGACGTTCATCTGCCGCATCGTCTCGATGAAGGCGACGGTGCTGCCCATGTTGTCGCCGTCGATCGACCCGTCGAGATATTTGATAAGCTCGACCGGCGCATGGCCGAACTGGCTAATGAGATAGAGTGTCTGATCGCGCCCCTGTGGCGTCGCCATATTGTCGTGAATAGAGCCGAACCGGCTTTCGATGACCGCTACTTGCTCACGGTTATAGCCCATCGTCGAATTGCGATTACCATCTTTGAAATCGATCTCGATTGCTCGAACGAGCGCATCGGTCGATGCCGCTTGAGCCTTGGCGGCCTCGACGGTTTGCGCATGGCGAGCAGCTGCGATCGCCTCACTGCGCGCCTGGCCACGCGCCGACATTTCCTGCTTCACCAGTGAGCCGAACGTGTTGAGCACGGACGGCGACGGCATTTGCGTACGCAAATCCTCGAACGTCATTCCCCCGATGTCGCCGCCGGTCTTCACGCCGTCCGCCCACAATGCGAGCGTCGCAAGATCGTCGTCGCTGGCGTTGGTCTCGGCCAGGAAGGGAGCCATCCCTTCGAGCGTGTCCATCGACGTCGCATAATCCGCCTCGTCGCCCAGCTTGGCGGCAGTCTGCATCGCCATGCCCTCGGCACCCTCGGGCCCGGTTGCACCCAGCGCGATCAAGCGAGCACGATGTCCGCCAATCTCGCCAAGCAGCTCGCGCGCACGCTCCGGCTGACCCATGCGGTAGAAGCGGGCCGCCATCATCTCGCTGCCCGCGATCATGGCCTCGATGCCATTGACCTCGTTCGCATAGCTGCGGCGCGTCACATCATCAGCCAGGCCGCGATGACGCTCGAGCAGCTCGCGGTTGAGTAGGCTTTCCAGCTTGGCCCGCACGCCCGGAGGCGCGGCATTGAGCTTCGCTTCGGCCCGCGCGCGCATCGTGGTGAGGAAGCCGGCCGGATCGTTGCGGAACTTGCCGACCGTCTCGTTGGCCGTAGTCTCATAGTCGAGCATGGTCGCGGCAACGAAGCGCTCATCGGCAACCTCGCTATAGACACGAGCATAGACCAAGCCGCCCTTCGGCGGCGTCGGCATGACGTAATTGCCCTCGAGATCCTTGACCAACTCCATGCTGCCGGCGTCGTCGAGCGCCGCTTCCTGTGCACGATTGACCATTGCGGGCTCGGCGGCCGACAGGATCGAGCGGGCGAAGCGCTGGCCGGTCCCGCCGATGTCGACGAACTCGCCGCCACGCGGGTTCGTCGGTCCCTCGGGACGGACACCGATTTGCTGACGATATGCTTCGAGAGCCATTAACCTGCCTTCGCCGGAGTGCGGACCTTGGTGTAGAAATTGGCAGCGTCCATGCTCGTCTGCAGGAAGTCGCCCATCGCACCGATCTTCGTCGCCTTGGCATTGTAGCGGGCCATCGAACCGCCAAGGTCGTTGATTTTGATCTGATCCCCGATGCGGCTTTGCGTCTCGCCAAGGTTCAAGCGCAGGCTCGACACGTCCCGGCCGAAGGCACGGCGCTGTTCGGGGTCCGCCCCTTGGAAGAAGCTGATATGCTCGCCAACGCCCGACGCGCCGATCGCCGCCAGCGCGGCCGAGCGCATGCTTTCGAACTCACCGAACTTGACCGCTTCCTGCTGATCCGCGGCGATGCGCTCAACCTCGGATTGCTCGCGCAGCTGGCGCGACTGCTGCTTGAGGCGGAAGGTCTCGGCGTCGCGATTGGCGTTGGCAGTCACCATCGACATGCCGGCCGAAGCCGCGCCGATCACGACCGAAGTCGCCGCCAGTGCGAGGGAAATACACATCAGACCTTAACCTCCTGCAGAACGCCAAGCACGCGCATGGGAAGAGGCGCGACCTGGTCGATGACGAGCGTCGGGTTGCGCGTGAAGCCGAGATGCCGAGTCTCGTAAGCGGCAGACAGCGGCGTCGGCGCACCCTCAAGATCGTCGGTTACCAAGCGAACCCCCACCTCAATACCCCCCACCCGGGCGCTGATCGTCTCGTCGAACTCGACGATCGACCTAACCACGCGCTGAAGCAATCCCGTCTGTTCGCCGCTCGGAAGCGACAAGCGCGGCGGGAGCGTCTCGACAGTGCCGAGGAAGGCGTCGCCGGCCGTCACCGTGGTGACCGGCACGTCGAGCTCGATCACGCCATTGGCGGGAACCGCGACGATCCCATGATAGCCAAGCTCGCTGACGATCGCGCAGTCGCGGCCGCGAACCCGAACGTCGAGCGTCCAGCTGGTCTTTGCCACGCCGGTGACATGGCGCACCATGCCATCGAGCAGGTCGAGCGGATCGCTGCCAAGCCGGTAAAGGCGGAACAGGCCGCGCACCTCGACACAGGCGAACAGGTCGTTGCCGAGCGCGCAGACCGAGTGAACGAAGCCATCGCCCAAGGTCCACAGTCCCCAGCCCGCGATATTCTCGGCACGGTTGGAGTGATAAACCGCGATCGTGCCGTCGCTGTTGGCGAAGTAAGCGAATTGCTCGGAGCGATTGACTGTCCCCTGGCTGACCGTGGCACTAACCGGAGAGCGGATCAGGTGGCCGGCAAGAACAGAGATGGAGTTGGCCGCATAGCCGCCGCGCTCGCTCGAGAAGGCCAGCTCCGAGACGCTCAGGCCATTCTCCTGGACGAAGAGGCTGACGCCATCGATCGTTACCGGTGCAACCTTGGAGCAGCCCGCCGTCGATTGCGTGCGGGTACGGCTGTTCGTCGGCGTGATCGGCTCGCCGTCGCGGGTGACGAAGATGCTTTCGCGCACCGCGGAATAGATTTGGAGATCGCCGTTGCTGACGATGTGGCGGATTTCGCTGGCATCCTCGCTCCCCGTGGAGAGCTGGACACTATCGCCGTCGTAACCTTTTCCAACATCGAACCGATACGGATTAAGAGCATTCGATCCGAAGCGACCATCGGGCTGCGACGGCGTGCCACCGAGCCACAGGCGGCCTTCATGGAAGCCACTTGCTCCGGGATAGCCGCGAACCACGCTGAAGGCGGGCTCGAGCCAGTTGCGCGTCGCTGCGCCGGCGACGGTGAAACTAACATTAGAACCGCCGCCATCTTCGCTGTCATGTGCTGAAGTATAGACGTTGGTTTCATCGGTCCCATCCTGGTTGAGATCCTCGCGCACCGAGTAGGACATGGTGCCCAGCTGGATCGTGTAGCGATTGTCATCGAGAACAGTGACGGCGAATGCGCCGTTGAAATAGCTGGCAGGGATGCGGCCGCACCCGTTGGCGCCGCCGATGGTAATAACCTGGCCGGTGCTGAGGCCGTGGAAGACGTGCAGGACTTCGACGACAGTCGAGCCCTTCGTCGTCTTGAACGGGTCGATGTCGTACTTGCCCTTGAGCTCCCCCTGTACCGTGCCGCTGGCAAGAAATTGATTCGTCACGGCGGTAATCAGCACGTCCACGTCATAGATGCGGATGCGCAGCCCGACATATTCGGAACGGAAGAAGCTGGCCGAGCAAGTGAGCGTGATCGCGCCGGTACTGCCCGAGGGCGTCATCGTCACGGCCGCGGGCAAGAACTTGTAGAAGGGCGCATAGAGACGGCGCGCGTCGATCGACAACTCGAACGCGAACGTCTCGAGCGTGAAGCTCGTCGGGCCGGTACGCTTGAGCAGCCGGATCGGGATGTCCTGATGGCAGATGACCATCACGTCGCCCTGCTGGCTGGTGGTCAGTTGGTCGGCTTGCGCGGCGGTCCACGGCGCGGCGACGGTCGCAATCTGATTGCCGCTCGCGTCGAACACGGTGACTGCATTATGCGAGAAGCCGACGAGATAGCGCTGCGAGCTGCTGAACTCGAAAGGCTCGAGGCGCACACGGACCAACAGGCCGAAGGCGTCGAGGAAGCCCGGCCGTCGCTCGACTCCCCCCGTCGACCGGCGCCACATGTTGCGCAGCTGCTTGGCCCCGTTCTGATACGCCTTGAGGTCGACCTGACTGCGGAGCGTCGGATCGAGCTCGCCGGCGGCGAACGTGGTCTGAAGGCTGGTGAGCTTTGCCACCTAGAGATCGCCCCGCAAGGTCGAGCCGTGCGCGCTGTTGCGAACGACGAAGCTGCGGAAGCGGCCCAGGCGGACCTTCTGCGACGTGCGCCCCTGTGCATCGAGCGTCTTGCCCACGCTGAACGCACGCTGGAACCGGTTTTCGAATAGCTGCGACTTGGTTGGATCTTCGCATAGCGGGACCGCGAACACGGACGCCAGCAACAGGGTCAGCGCCGAAGTGAAGTAGGGCGGCCAGTGGGTAGGCGCGACGTTGCGGATATAGTCGATGATGACGATGTCGCTCTCGAGCGCGTCGCACAGGATCGTGTCGTCGTAGCGGTCGAAGACGATTTCTTCGTCGTTCACCAGCACGGTCGTGACGTGCAGGCAATCGCTCGGCACCTGATACGCGGCCGCGCCGCGCGCGATCGGCGTCTCGGCAAGGCGCGTCAGCTGCGCAAGGTGGGAAGCAAAGCGCCACCGGTAGATGCCGAGCAGCCAGTCACGGCGATCGGCGTAAAGCTCGTTGGCAAGGACGGCCTCGGTCTCCTGCTGGTCGAGCGAGGTAAAGGGCCGACCGCCGCACATCACCGCGGCCTGGCTGCAAATCGAGGCTTCGGTGGTCATGTTGCGCTCCAATCAAAAAGGGGACGGGGATCGCTCCCCGCCCCCTCCTGTAGGCTTATGGCTGGGCAGCCGCTTAGGTGGCGGTGATGCCCTCGGCGACAACGACAGTGACCGGCGTGACCCCGCGTGCGCTCGACACCATGACGTTGTCGAGCGTGGTGAGGTTGGACGCCTTAACGAGGATGATGTCGCCGGCGTCGACCTCGTCGGCAATCTCGTTGAAGTAACCGGAGGCCGTCGCGGTAGCGACGGAATCGGCAACGGCGTTAAAATGATAGAGCTTCTGGATGCCACCAGCCATGCGCTCAAGGTTCTTACGGACAAACGGCATGTCTCAGCTCCCCTTAACGGACCGCATCGACGCACTGGATGCCGATGTCGTCGATGACGATGGCAGCAGTGCTGATCGAATGCGCGATGAAGTTGGCTTGGCGCTCGCCAACCCAGGTGATGTCGGTCTTCACTTCCTGACCGAACGCGAGGCCGATGGCGGTCTCGTGATAGGCGAGGTTGCGAACGGTCGTGGTTGCGGTCGCGCCGTCCGAGAGGCCCGAGAAACCAAACCACATGAACGACAGCCAGCGCTTGGCGACCATGCCACCCTGATACGGCGTTTCGCCGGCCGGGATGTAGTCGCTCGAGCTGAAGGCGGTGATGCCGAGCAGATCGGTCCAGGTGTCGGGCGAGACGGCGAAGTAACGCTTCCCGTCGTCGGGGACGTCCTTCATGCCGAAGCGCTCGAAAGCAGTGTTTGCCTTCGCCTGCGTCAGGCCGGTGCCGCCGTCGACGATGAGGGCATTGCTGCCCGTCGCGACGCGCGCAACCTGCACGATCAGGTCATCCACCTTGCGGCCGATGGCGTTGACGCCCGCGCCGACTGCAATCTGGCGCTCATCGATGTTGGTCTTGAGCTCGTCGAGCTTGTCGACGTAGTCGCCGGCGTAGAAATCCTCGAGCGTCACCTTCACAGGTGCGTGCGCGATGTTCATCAGCGGGACGAGGCCGTGACGCGACTTCTTGCCAGCGGTGCCCTTGCCTGCCTTCTGGAACGTGGTGGATTGGCCGGTCACACCCTTCTTGTTGCGGACCGTGTTGCCGAGCTTGGAGCCCTCGCGCTGGTACGCAATCTTAACGTCGCTTTCGAATTGATCGATGAAAGCCTGGTCGACGGTCGTGCTCATAAAACCCCCTGCTAAGGCCCCCGCCTCGCGTTGTGTTGGGAGTTTCAATGCGTCGAGCAGGCCCCGTCGCTCAATGCACCACTAGAGCCGTTGACTGAGGACCGTTCCTTGCCGCTGCATGCCGCACTTCTCGAAGAAGCTGACGGCCTGATCCTGATTGATGCCGGTGTTGGGTGTGATCGTGAGGCGCAGCGCCCCCTTCTCCTGCTTGGCCCAGGCTCGGATATGCGCCATCATCGCCAGCGCCGCCTTCGAGCCACGCCGCGAATGATCGACGTAGAAAATCAGGTCGCACACCTCGATGTCGTTGCCGAAGAAGGTCGAGACGGCGATCATCATCGCCATTCCGATCAATTCGTCGTCGGCATAGACCACCAGCGGGAGCCAATCGGGATCGTCGATCGCGGCCAGGACGAGCTCGCGCACCCGCGAGGGGTCGAACTCGAGCCAGCCGTGAACGGGGCTCTCAGCATGGAACAGCAGCGCCATGCCGATGATGTCGGGAAGGTCCGCCGCCTCGGCGCGGCGCAGGATCATACGGCCTTGGCCTTGGCCTCGGCCCGCTCACGATAGAACTTGTCGACACGCGCCACGACAGCAGGATCGCGCTTGTGCCGGTCATAATATTCCGGCGACGACTGCAATTTCTTGATGTCTTCCTCGGTGTCGCCAGCTGCGGCCGTCGGTGCCGGCGTGCGCGGCGGGGGAGCGCTGCCCATCAGCGCCTCGAGCGCCTCGACGGCGGCGGCATTGGTGGTCATCGCCTGCAACGCGGCGGCATGCTCGGTCGACAGCTTGCCGGACAGGAACGTGCCAACCGCGGCGATGCGCTGCTCGGCATTGCTGCCCAGCTTGGCCTTCTCGGCGTCGGCGGTCTCGTCGGCGCGCTTGGTCTCGGCCTCGACATAGGTCTTGATCGTCTCGTTGAACGCGGCCTGCCCGATGCCCTGCTTGTGAGCGGAGGCGGCGAGCGTGGTGAACAGTGGACTTGCCTTCAGTCCTTCGAGATCGACCGTGTCGGGCAAGCCCTCGATCGCATAAGCGCCGGCGTCGGCCGGAACGTCAGCAGCGCGCGGCGCGAGCCCGGCATAGTGGGTCTTGAGCGCATCGATGTCGATCGCGCCTTCCTTCACCAGCTCGGGCGGGAGGAATGAATAGTCGGGACCGGTCGTGGTTTCGGTCGTGGTCTCGGTTTCCGTTGTGGTGGTCTCGTCGGTCACTTGGCTCGCTCCTTACGTTGCTCGATTTCCGCGACGATCGAGCGCTGCCCCTCACGGTGGCGCAGTGCTTGGTCGATCGCCTCGGGCGGCAGGATGCCGAATATATATTTACCGCGCAAATAGGTCAGGACGATCTGACCGTGGCGGGAATTGAAGGTCTTGGCGAACGCAGCATCGAGGTCAGCTTCGGCTTGAGCTTGAGCTGCCCACGCGGCCGCCGTTTCCGGACTCGGCTCAGGCTGGCGGTGCGGCCTCCGCCCCCGGCTGTTCTGCTCCACCTGGTTGCCCCTGCTGTAGCGCCTGCATCTGCTCGATCACGGCCGCTTGGCCTTCCTTCGAGCGCAGCAAGCGCGACGAAACCCCGTACAATTCGGATGTTTCACTCGCCAGCACGGCGTCGTCAACCATTAGGATCGTGCGCTCCGGACCAACGGCGCGCTGCAGGCCGGAAATCCAGCGATCGATCGCGTCAATCTTCTCGAAGCGCTGGCCCTGAGCGAGCGGCGACGTGGCGACGATGTCGATCTTCTTGCCGTCGATCTGCGGCATGGTGACAAGCCCGCGATCCTTCAGGATGCGCAGCGCGCGCACCACGGACGGGATGACCCACTCGATCAGCACACGGCCGAACGGCGAACCGATAGCGCGGGCAAGCTCCGTCATGCGCTGCTGCACCTCGGTTGCCGACTTCGGCGTCTGGTTGGCACTGCCGAGCGTCTCGGAGAACAACGCCTTGCGGATGATGTCACGGCCATTGTCGAGCGTGAACGCTGCCATGTCGAAGCGCCCACCTGGACTGACGTTTTGCAGGGGCGCAGATCCCGGCGCACGCGGCATGACACCGCCCGGCTCCATCCGAACGGTGGCAAGGTTCACCACGCCATCGTCCTCGACGTCCCAAATGCCCATCAGCTGCCACTCGGTATGATCGAGCAGCGCGCGTTCGGCGTAATTGACCTTTCGCATCGACGAGAGGCAGTTGAACAGCGGCCCGCGGCCCCAGCCTTGGGCGCCAGCCTTCGACCAGCGCGCAATCGAGATCGGATTGCAGCCCTCCCCCTCATGCCACTTGCTCATGACCGGCTCTTTCGTGTCCTCAAGGAACACGGTCTGCCGATAGATGACCTGTGTCGGCCGCGACCAGTCGCGCGCCCACTCTTCGACGAACTTGACCGGCACCCCGGGCGCACGCGTCTGTGCATCGCTCGGCATGCGGGCCTCGGGATACATGACCAGCAGATGCTCGACAGGAAACTGGCGCAATTCATAGATCGGATCGGGCGCGCCATCCGGACCGATGCCGAATGCCAGCGATCCGACCGGAATGTAGCGCGTCGAGAACGGAACCGGCCCCGCCTGGGGGTCCATCCGCGTCGCCATCGTGCCAAGCGCCAAATCCATGAAGCCTTCATTAGCTTCGCTGCTGAAATTGGAGGCGTTCAACATCTTGAACAGGTAGCGATTGACCGGCTCGAGCGCGTCGGACAGCTCTTTGCGCTCGGCTTCGTCGTCGATCAGGATGCCGGCGATGAAGCCGGTCCATTCCGCGAAGTTTGGAATGATGCCTTGCTGGATGCGCGAGGCGAATTCCGGCGTCGCGATCACCGCCGTGTCGTCGTACACGTCTTCCTGGAGCGACGGCTTGCGATTGATGCACGCACGGCCCGGCATGGCCCAGCTGCTTGCCTCGTCATACCACGGCGCCAGCTCGCTACGCAGCCGGAGCGCCTCGGCAAGGCGGGCATGGGCAGGCGGCATACGGAATCGGCCATCGCTCGGCTGCAATGCGGTCGAGGAAAGCAGCGGCCGAGCGAAATTCAGCATCGACTAGGCCTCCACGAACAGGGATCGGGCAAGCGGAGCGGCGTAACCGGCCCCGCCACCCATGCCGGTGAACAGGGAGTTGCGCCCCATCTTGCCCGACAGACCGGCAAGCGTCGCCTCAAGGCGTGCCTGCTTGTTCGCGGCCTTCGTGTCGCGCCCTTGAGCTTCCATTTCCATGCGCTGGATCGTCGCATCGGGGTTCGGGACCGCCTTCGGGATCTTCGGTTTGAAGCAACCCACGGTTATTTCCCTGTCTTGGCAAAGAGCGACGTGGGCTTGACCCCAATCGCGGACTGCGCGGCCACGACCTCGGCCGGAACGATGACGTTGCCCGACTTGTCGGTGTAGGAACCGCGCGCATTGAAGGGTTCGACTACCGTTGCCGGCGCCTTCGACTTCTTCTTGCCGAAAAGCGACTGGCCGATGCCAAGCGCACCGAACGGCGACACCTTGGCGACGCCGCCGGCGACTTTGCCCAGCATCTTGCCCATCATGCACATGAAGCGATCCCCTTTACCGCCGAATATGCGGCATTAACCCCGCCAACCATGCACCACTAACGGCGGGCGGGAACGCGCCCTCTCTGCAGGCGTCCCATCGGGTCAGGCCGAGCTGCTGCCTGGGTACGCTTCTCGCTGGTCGCAGGCTTGAGCAGCTTGCGCCCCTCGCCGTAGCCCATGAGCCCATATTCCCACGCCTCGCAGGGGTGAGAGTAGCGGTTCTTCATCGGCTCGTCCTCGAACCCGCCACCAGCGCCGCGCACCCGCTTGTAGACCCAGCCCGACCGCAATCCGGCCACCGTCGTGCGGCAGCGCGGGTCGAACAGGATGCCCGGGCGTCCACCGGCGAGGCGCGTCAGCACGGCGCGACCGGCACCGCGGCGAACCTCGGGATCGTTGGTCTCGGTTGGACGGGCCGACAGCTTCAGGGCGCGCAGCACGCGAAACGGGGTGTTCTTGTCCGTGCCGACGCGGTGATCGCCGGCAGGATCGCCCCATATCTGGATCGGGTTCGTCGGGAATCTCTCAGCGGCCTTGCGGATGATCGCGGTCCCCAGCTGCCCGGCGTCGGCGTCAGTCAGAACGATCTCATCCAACACGATGATCTGCTCGCGCACCCGCTGCATGAAGATCGCGGCCGGCGTCAGGCCGAAGTCGACCCCGACGATGATCGGGGAGTGCGGCACGGGGTTAAGCGCTACCGGCGAGACGTGGACCTGGTCGTTGAAATCGGGATGGACGGAGCGCCCGTCGTGCGTCGCGCCCAGCTGGTTGAGGATATAGACCGCAATCCAGTCGCGGCTCTTACCCTCGATCATGCCGGTGTAATAATCGGGGTGAAGGTTCTGGATATTCTCGCCGTCCGGATTGAGCTCGTAGTGCCGCCGACCCGCTCCATCGCGGCGCTCGAGCATGGCAGGCGGCTGGACGAAGAAGCTCCAATTCGACGGCTTGATGAGACCCTGAATGTCGTCGGCGCTCATATCCTCGGGCGGTGGCGCCAAGCCCGACATGATCGCCAGCCAATGATCGTCGTCGGGCATGTTCGTGTCGCAGATCAGGCCGGACCATGACGGGCCGCCATCGCGCATCGAGGGGAAGCGGCGAAGGCGCTGCGTCACGCCGTCGACGATCGGCTTGTTGATCTCGCGGACTTCCGAGATGAGCGCGCCGGTCAGCTCGAGCGACAGCAGCTTGCGAACGTCATCGGGGCTGTCCAGCGACAGGAAGATATTCTCGGATTGCAGCCGCGTCCCGTCGCCCAGGTCGAGGTCGATCTCGTGGGTGAACGGCGGCGGCGCCATCTTCGGCTCGCCAAAGGTCTCCTCCGGCCACCAGTCGGCATAGGTCTTCATGACAGTCGTTCGAAGCATCGGATTGGTGTTGCGGATGATCGCCCAGCGCGACCGGCGCTCCCGCTTCTCGTTCGGCGCCTGCTGGATCTGGCGGCGCATCATCTCCATGACGGTCGTTGAC